TTGGCTGAGCCCTGGAATTCGTTGTATGGCTACAAATTTGCAGCCACAGCAGCAGTTCCAACCAACCTCGATCCAGGCGATGCAGGCAATGACGCTTCGGCACTCATCTTCGGTGACTTCTCACAGTTGATGGTTGGAACCTGGGGCGCACCTGAGATCCTCGTCGATCCTTACACTGGCGGCACTGCTGGTACGGTTCGCATTATCGTGATGCAGGAAGTTGATGTTGCAGCTCGCAACGCAGTCAGCTTCGCGCTAACGAACGAAGTCTCGGTTGCCTGATAAATGGATATTCGGATCTTGCAGACCTGTTTTGTAGTGGGAGGCAAGCACCGAGCTGGTGAGATCATTTCTGTAGTCGATTCGATTGCAGTTAAGTTGATCCAGCGCGGTTTTGCAGTGCCATTGCATGAGGACAGGTCTGTAGGTCTGAATGAGAGCTCGACGGTTGCGGAAGTGACGAAGCGCAAAGGGAGGGTAGATCGTGGCAGTCGAATCAGCTGATGATCGCCTCATCTTCCTTTCGGTTGATGACTTCGGGGTTTCCGCAACGTTTACGCATGGCGCAACAACGACGACAATTCGCGGAATCTTTGACAATGACTTCATCGAGGTCGATACGGGTGGCGGCGTTGGGTTTGCTTTGCAACAACCAAAGTTTGTCTGTCGGACGAGCGATGTTTCGACAGCAGTCGAAGATGACACGCTGGTGATCTCTGCTGTGACTTACAAGATCAAAGTCAGGCAGGATGATGGCACAGGCATGACGACGCTGATACTTGAGAAGCAATAATGGCTCATAATCGAAAAGCCATTAGAGATCGACTTGTCACGGTTTGCACAGGTTTGACGACGACGAGCACGAGAGTTCATAAATCGAGGCTGTATCCTCTTGCTGGCGGTAAGCTTCCAGCCTTAGCGATTTATGCATTGAACGAGAGCTCTGAGGCGGTGACCATTGGAGCTGCTAAGTATCACAGGCTTTTGGATGTTGCGATTGATGCAATGGCCGAAGCCAACTCGAATATTGATGACACGCTAGATTTGATCTGTGAAGAAGTGGAAACAGCTATCGGAGCTGATCGCACTTTGAATGGATTGGCGAAGGAAACGGTTTTAGTCACGACTGACATTGAATTGTCAGGTGATGGAGAAAAGCCGGTAGGCATTGCTCGTATGATCTTTCGAGTAACCTATCGAACTTCGGTTAGTAACGCAACAGCCACGCAATAAGGAGCTTTATTATGGCAACGCATACCGGCAGCGAAGGCACTGTGAAAATCGGTGCAAACGCAATTGCTGAAATTCGTTCTTACTCTATTGAAGAAACTGGAGATACCATCGAAGATACAACGATGGGCGATTCTGCTCGAACCTACAAGGCAGGACTTAAGGACTTCTCAGGTTCAGTTGATGTCTACTGGGATGAAACAGACACGACTGGTCAAGGTGCTTGTACGGTAGGGAGTTCGATCACTCTAAATGTTTATCCAGAGGGTTCGACAAGTGCAGACGTGTATTACACCGGCACTGCTTTGGTAACTGGATTTTCAGTTACAGGGTCTTTTGACGGAATGGTTGAAGCGTCCATAAGCTTCCAAGGGACTGGTGGACTCAGTAAAGCGACGGTGTCTTGATGAAAGCCATTGATCGTGCGGTTGAACACTTTAAGTCCAAGCCGGTCAAGCGCATAGAGGTTCCAGAGTGGGGTGACGATTCTGGACCTCTTGTCATTTTTGCCAATCCCATCACGCTCAGAGAGCAAAGCAAGTTGTCTCGCATAGAGGGTGGAGACGCAGAAATGTTGATCGAAGTACTGGTCATGAAGGCAGAAGACGGTCAAGGAAATAAGTTATTTACGATCGAAGACAAACCGAAAATAAGATCATCGGTTGATCCTAGTCTTGTTGCTAAGATTGTCAGTCAAATCATGTCTCAGTCTCAGGAGACCCTCGAAAAAAACTGAGGGAGACTCCCGAAAGACAGCTCCGATTTGTCCTTGCAGAGAAATTATGCATGACGGTCGAGGATCTAGAAGCTAAAATGTCTTTTGAGGAGTTCTTAGAATGGTCGTGCTGGTTAAAGATTCAATCGGAGAAGTCGCAACATGGCAGCAGCTCTAAACTTTCCGATCACGGCAGACGACCAAACCAAAGGCGCATTTGACGCGGTCAGGAGAAATCTTGATCAAGTAAGCAAAGCTGCTCAAGACGTACAGTCTGGCTTTAGCGGCATCAAAAACGTCGCAATCACGGCGCTTGCTGCAATCTCCTTTGGCGCTGTTATCAATGGTGTCAGAAGCTTAATCAACGAGTTTGATGACCTGCTTGATCAAGCCGAGCAAGTTGGCATCGCTGCTGAAAGATTTCAAGCCTTAGCATACGGTGCTGAGCTTAGCGGTGCAAAAGCTGAAGATCTAAAAGCTGCTCTTACTAAGGTCGCGCAAAACGCTTTTGATGCTGCTTCTGGCAATGAAACGCTTGCCGAGCAATTCAGAGCGATGGGCGTTGCTGTTACTGATGCTTCAGGAAATCTGCGAAACACCGAGGATATTTTTCTTGATCTAGTTGACCAGATCGCAAGATTGGATGACGGCATTGCTAAGACGGGCATAGGTATCGATCTTGTCGGCAAATCTTTTACCAAGTTTACAAATGGTGCTGCTGACATTCGTAAGGCGGCTGATGAAGCAAATCGTCTTAACTTGGTGGTTAGCGAAGCAACTCAACAAGTCTTTGCCAAGTTCAACGACATATTATTTACTGTTGGCAGACAACTAATAACCTTTACGGCAGAAGCAATTGCACCGGCTGTACGCTGGTTTACTCAATTACTTGAAAAAGCAAAAGAGTATTTTAGTGTTGGCAAAGAAGGTGGCAATGCAATCAAGCAGATGCGTGATGAAAATAAGGCTGCTGCCGATGCTGCCAATGCTCATGCCGTTGCCATTGACAATGTCGCAAAAGCAACAAGTTCATTGCCTGCCCCAGTTGCCAAAACCAGCTCAATGATTGCTGCTCAAAAGAAGGCTTATGAAGAACAACAAAAACTTTTGAAGGATATTGAGACAACGACTTCTGATATTTTTTACAAGATTGCTGAGCAGGCTGAGCAAGCACTTGATAATGATGTCAAGCAGATCGTGAAAGATTTCATGACGGACTTTAAGGCTCGAACTAAGGAGATGCAAACTGCTTTTGAGGCGAGCGGTGAAGAAGCTGCATATTGGCGCAAACAAATCGAGGCTGCACGAGGTCCGACCGATGTGTTCAACGATCAGATAATTGTGCTGAATGATGCTTTGAACAGAAATCTAATCTCTTTCCAACAATACGAACTACTGGCTGGTAAGGCTTTTGAGACATTTAGTAAAGCGACTGAAGCTCCAAAGGATGGCTTAGAAGAGATAAGAAAGCTTTTAGACAAGACTGGTGAGGCATTCACCGAGACTTTTGTTCAAATGATGATGACCGGAAAAGCTTCTTTCAAAAGCTTGGTTGACTCAATCATTGCAGATCTTTTGAGGCTTTATATTAGGCAGAAGATTACGGTTCCTTTGTTTGATGCTTTGAAATCTGTTGATTTAGGATCAATCTTTCCAGGCAAAGCGGTCGGTGGGCCTGTTAGAGGTGGCAATCCTTACTTGGTTGGAGAAAAAGGACCGGAGCTTTTTGTCCCTGGCGCATCTGGGTCAATTGTTCGCAACCAAGATCTTGGTAATAGCGGTGGCTCAGAAATTGTGATCAACCAAATCTTACAAATCACGACTGGAGTGCAATCGACTGTGAGAGCTGAGATTGCGACACTTATGCCTCAAATCGCAGCCATAACAAAATCCGCTGTCGCTGATGCAAGAGCGAGAGGCGGTTCCTTCTCTGCCGCGATGAGGTAAAAAATGGCAATAACTTATCCGGTCACTTTCCCAACGACTCCAGGCATTGCAAGACTACGCATCACGCCTCGATCTGTTGTTTCCATGTCACAGTCTCCTTTTACTGGACAGCAGCAGGTTTACAAGCATCAGGGCCAATGGTGGGAAGCTGAAGTAACTTTGCCTGCGATGACAAGGGCTGAGGCTGAATCAATAGTTGCATTTCTACTATCTTTGGATGGGAGCTATGGAACATTCACGATGGGAGACCCGATCGGCACAAGTCCTAGGGGTATTGGTACAGGTACACCATTGGTCAAGGGTGCTGCTCAGACGGGTCAAGATTTGCTTACGGATGGTTGGACGGCGAATCAAACGGGCATTTTGAAAGCTGGTGATTGGATTCAACTCGGCACAGGGTCAAGTACAAAACTTTACAAAGTCCTTGTTGATACCAATTCGAATGCTTCTGGAGAGGCAACTTTGACACTTTTCCCAAAGCTAAGAAGCTCTCCGAGTGACAATCAGGCTATCTATGTGAACAACACAAAGGGTCTGTGGAGGCTTGCTGCTAAAGAAATGCCTTATGAGGTTAATGAGGCTTCTATCTATGGAATTACTTTCGCTTGTATTGAGGCTTTATGAGTCGAGATCTTACCGCGGGAGCACTTTCTGAGATTGGAGCAACAGAGCTTCAGCCGATCCTACTTTTTGAAGCTGAATTTAGTTCAGGCACAACTTATGTTTGGAATGGCATTGGCGATCTAAGTTGGAATTCGCAAACATGGACAGGTGTTGGATCATTTCTGCAATTCTCGGAGATTGAAGAGACAACCGAAGTTAAAGCAGCTGGAGCAAGTGTAAGTCTCTCAGGCATACCAGCATCGCTTGTCACGATAGCTTTAGACGATGTTAGACAAAATAAGCCTGGAAAGCTCTATCTTGCTTTTTTGTCGAATAATCAGGTTGTCGCCGATCCTTACTTGGTTTTCAGTGGTCGACTCGATGTTGTGCATATTGATGAGTCTGCTGAAACATCAACAATAACGCTTCAGTACGAGTCAAGGCTCATTGATCTAACAAGGCCACGAGTTTTTCGATATACGCCGGAGGATCAAAACCGAGAATTCTCAGGAGATCTTGGTATGCAGTATGTTCCGAGCCTGCAAGACAAAAAAGTAAACTGGGGTCGAGCTGGTGATGCCGTTCCTTCACTATCGTCTGTTGTTTCGGACATTGCACAGTCATGATTGAGATTTTTTTAGCTATTGCAAGCATGGCCGCCGGCGAAGCTGCTGCGTCTTATTTGATGGTAAGCGGATGGCAAGCTGCGGCAGTTCGATTCGCGGTTGCACTTGCGATCTCAACAGCATCTAAAAACTTAATTACTCGAAAGTCTTTTCAAAGCGAAGCTGAAGGAAGGATAGTCACGACAAAAGAACCTTTGTCAGCAGCGAAAGTGATTTATGGTCGTGTACGTGTTGGCGGCACGATTGTTTTCATGGAGACGACCAGCTCTAGCAATGAATACTTGCACATAATTATTGTGCTTGCAGGGCATGAGGTGTATGCAATCGATGACATCTATTTCGATGACGAACTGGTCAATTTAGACGGATCTGGCAATGCAACCGGCACTTATGCAAACTATGCTCGGATTGAAAAAGGGCTTGGTACTGATAATCAAACTGCTTTTGCCAATTTAGTAAGCGAATCGGGTGGCCTTTGGACTGGCAATCATCGACTAAGAGGACGGGCATGTCTTTATGTGAGACTAAAGTATAGTCAAGACAAATTTCCAAACGGAATCCCAAATATCACTGCGATCGTTCGAGGTAAGAAAGTTTATGACCCTCGATCAGCGACAACAACTTACAGTACAAATCCAGCACTTATCATCGCAGATTATTTGACTAACACCAGATATGGACTTGCTGCGAGTTTTGCTGACGAGATTGACCAAACAGCACTTGCTGCGGCTGCAAATATTTGCGACGAAAATGTTGATCTTAAAGCTGGCGGCACAGAAGATCGATATACCGCAAATGGAAGCTTTGATACGACCGAGATCCCAGAGAAAATTTTGGCTGAACTTTGCAGCTCAATGGCTGGTTATGTCACTTATGTCGGTGGCAAATGGGTAATCCTGGCTGGAGCTTATCGGTCACCGAGCATATCGCTTGACGAAAGTGATCTCAGATCTGGTTTCAAAGTTCAGACGCTCTTGTCGAGACGTGATCAATTTAATTCGGTCAAAGGAGTGTTCAGTTCGCCAGATAACCTTTGGCAACCG